TCAACGCCGGCACGAGCGACAACTATCAGGTGCAGGGCTGCAAGTTCGTGGGCAACCTCACGTTCCCGGTGTTCAACCAGGGAACGGGCACGAACATCCAGATGTCCGGCAACCTGCCGTTGGGCTCGCTTCTGAATACGACCTCCGCGACCATCTACGCGGGCGCCAGCGTCACGTCGCCGCCTGTTGGGTCCACGCGCTACATGGGCGCGGCCGGCGCGAACGCGAACGAGAACAACGTGGCGTGGCGCGCGCCGCGCGCTGGCGTCATCACGCAGATCCGCTGCGCGCTGGACTTCGCCCCAGGCGCCGGCCAGTCCTACACCTACATGCTGCGCAAGAACGGCGCGGACACCGGCATGACCTTCACGATTTCGGACGCAGCCACAGCCGGCGTGGCGCAAGGCCAGATTTCGGTCGCGGTCAACGATCTGTTTGTGCTGCGCGTCATCGCGTCCGCTGCCCCGGCCCTGGCGAACCACGGCTACTCGATCATGATGGAGTGATCGGCATGTTTTCCCCACCAAACGCCGGAGGTCGGCATTTCTGACGACGAAAGTACCAGGCCGCATGATCATGGCAGACTCGGCCCTGCCGGCAGGCGTCGTCCTACCTTACGCCGCTGGCGCCGCGCCGTCGGGGTGGCTGCTGTGCTACGGGCAGAACGTCTCGCGCACAACCTACGCGGCTTTGTTCGCAGTGATCGGCACAACCTACGGGGCGGGTGACGGGTCGACGACCTTCGGCGTCCCAGATCTTCGCGGCCGTGTTCCTGCTGGCAAGGACAACATGGGCGGAGTGGCGGCGAACCGCCTGACGACCATCGCGAACAACCTGGGCACCGCTGGCGGCGCGGAAGAGCATACGCTGACGGTTGGGCAGATGCCGGCGCACAGCCATGCGATCCGCTTCAAGAACGCCGGCACGGCTGGTTCTGGCTCAGGCCTGATGCGGTCGAATGCCGGCTCAGACGACGGCGGCAGTCAGGCGTTCGCGGACAGCACCGGCACGGGCGGGGCGCACAACAACGTGCAGCCGTCGATCGTACTGGCCTACATCATCAAGACTTGACGGACCCCAAGGGGTAGGGCGATTTAACGCGCGCGTTTCCGGCGGTTATGGAACGTGCTGGCGCGGCTGAAACCACTGGCCGCGCTAGGTTTCTCAGGGTGCTTGGGAAATCTGAGATAGTTGCTTCTGTCAAGCGTTCGCATAAGAACTAGTATGGAAAGCTTTTCTACTTCTTCTAGATTTAGTGGCTATGCTGCGCGCGTTCTGTATTTACGCCGCCAGAGCGCAATTGTCGAGAGACCAACGCCAAGTTCAGCAGCGAGTTCAGCCGCAGGCCGATTGTCGTTGGCGTAAGCGATGCGCTGCTCGCGCGTTACATGGACGCGGCCGGTCTGCCAGCCGCCTTGATTGCCGCGACCCTTCGCAGCCATGTCGGCGAAGTTCTCTTTCTGCGTTCCTGGGAATAGGTGCGACGGATTGACGCAGCGCGGGTTGTCGCACGTGTGGCACATGTAATGCCCTGCCGGAATCGGGCCGACATAGGCCTCATAGCTCAGGCGAGTAGCGGTTGTTGTCGTGCGCGACCGGTCTGGCCGATTGTAGCTCAGCATGGCGTAGCCGTACTGGTTGACCGTGCCGGTCCAATTCCAGCAGCCCGTGACAGGGTCGATCGCGATGCGGCGCTCGATCTTCGTTTTGATTGGTAGGCAGTGCGCAGGCATAAGTCTCCGGTGTCACGTGTCGTTGTCGAGGCCCTTGCCTCGGTAGTCGAGCATCTTCGGCAGTCTGCCGCGTCCGCGCATTTTCTTCATGCGCTTATTGACCTGCCTGCAATAGAGCATGAACTCGAGCATCCGCGTCCGCGCTGGCAATTCCGTGTTCTGCGCTGTGAAGGCCGCCTGATTGGCGAGCCCCCGCAGCAAGTCAGCAACCTGCAGCAGCGCCGACGGTGAGCGTAGCGGGATCTCGATGCGGCACACGCTGCCGACGATGGCCTGGTCGAGGTCTGTTAGTTCGTCGTCGTTGAGTAGGGGCATGGCCGTCCTTGGCCTCCTTTTTAGTTGTATCGCGCGGCCGCGAGGATTTCCTTGATTCCTTTGCGTCGCTCCTCGAACGGGAATGCGGCGAGCTCGGCTAGCGTGGAAAACCATTGACCCGGTGAATCGTCGCACGGCCCGTAGCATGAGCAGTGACTGAGATTGAGCAGCGTCCACCGGCCGTCTACGCCGCGCCCAATCAGCTCGCCAGTGCCTTCGTAGCTGCCGGCGCGATACCAGTACCAGGCCTCGACGATGCCGTGCCCAGCCAGATCGCGGGCGTCGTACTTGCTGAGATCTCTGACTTCGTCGCACCAGACGCCTTCCGGAACAGGCAGCAGGACATGGTGAAGCGCGACGTTGCCCTCAGTGTGGTTCTTGACGTCGATGTTCATACTGCCTCCTGTTCCTTGGTGCGCTTCGCGCGCCGCTCCAACCCGTACCTCACGGCGATCTGCCGCACGCGCTCGCGGCTGATTCCGCGGCGCTGGCCGATCTCGTCGTAGGTCCATTTCGGGCAGCCGTTCTCGTCGCGCTCGCGGATCTCGTCGGCGATCGCTTCGCGCTGGATGCGGTAGAGCTCGCGGAGGGACGACGCAGTCACAGCCGCATCTCCGGCCGCGCCGTCGGCGCAACGGCTGGCTCGACGTCGAACGAATGGAACTGCTCGGGCTTGAACAGCACGACACGCTGCGATTCCGACCAACGGATCATCACGTAGCGCTCGCCGATCAGCCAGCAGCCGGTAATCACCGTTCCGTCCGGACCGCGCGAGTAGGCGAGCAGGTACTCCGGCGGGCACGACTTGCTGACGTTCGTCAGCACGATCTCGCCGCCGACGGCGTTTGGCATCCATAGCAGGTCGCGGGCGTTGGCCGTACGCATGCCGAGGACGATCAGCGCTATTGCGAGCAGGCAGGTTGCGGCGGCCTGATAGATGGCCGAACGGCGAAGGCTGCGGATGCCACGCTCAGCGTCAATGACGCGCTGCTCGCTGCGCTGGCGCTGCTGTGCTTCGTCGAGTTCGCGTGCGAAACCGGATGCGGTCTGCGGGCTCGGCTCGGCGAGGCGCTGCTGCATGGCTTCGCGGTAGTTGTCGTAGATGCCGGGCGCGTCTGGCAGGAGCGTTACCTCCTCAACGAGGTCGAGACCACGATTCGACACGCCAACCTGCACGCCTTCCCGGTCGTGCCATCGCGTCAACGTGCCTGCGCCGTGGTCAACCAGGAACGGCACGTCGCTCGCGTCATCTTTAATCACCTTCGCGAGATCGCCACCCCGCGTCCTATACGTCTTCCCAACTTCGATTTTCATGTCGCCCTCCTCGGGCCGAATAAGGTGCCCCGCCGCCTGGCCGTGTCATCTACCCGACTCAACCGGGCCACGGTTCGCGCTACGGCGGGGCAGGGGGACTCAGAAGTCGTCGGGCTGCCCGTCCATGGACTCGCCCTCGAGGATCTCGCCTGTGTCGCGGTCGACGAGCTCGCCCTCGAGGACGTCGCCAGACGGCGCAGGCTGCGCGCTGGCGGCCGCGGCGACGGTGTCGAGGCCACGGGGGCGGCGCGGGCCAGACGGCGCGCTGGCTGGCGCCTGCTGCGTCTGCGTGGCGGTCGTGTCGCCTTCGTTCGCGTTCCCAGCGGCGAAGTCATACATCTCGTCGTCGCGCTGGATCGTCTCGGCCAGGGCCGGGTCGAGGATAGGCAGGCGCTTGGCCAGTCGACGGATCACCGTCTTGCGGGCCATCTCGCCCCACCAGGCTTTCCACGGGCCGTTGTTGCCCGACCGGCTGACGGCGCGGACCTGCTCGATCATCTCGCGGTCCATGACCTCGCGCATGATCATGCCGTTCGGCAGGCGGGCGATCGCATAGACACCGATCTCCTTGCCGCGCGGCTGGCCGAGCTTCGGGGCCTTGTGGTGAATCGCCGCGTCGTCGCCGAGGGTCTGCTCGAAGTCGTCGTTCTCGTAGACGAGCTGCGCGTCGATGTTGATCTGCGCGGCGGCGAGGCGCTTGATGATGCCGCCGACCATCGGCATCCACGTCAGCTTGCCGCCCATCTCGACGAACGCGCCTTCGCGGCCGTCCGGCACGAGGCCGTCGGCGGCGGCGCGCAGGCACTGGTTGTAAAGCTGGTTGCGGTCGCCGTCGGCCAGCTTCGGATTCTGCTGGATGGCGGTGAGCACGACGCGCTGGAAGCGGTCGGGGTCGATGCCGGGCGGCAAGGCGGCGGCGATGCGCTGCTTGAACTCGGGCTTCGCGATGGTCGAGCAGACGTGCTCGACGTTGTTGCGCGGCTCACGGGTGGCGATCTGGTTCACGGTGTCGGTTCCTGGTTGGTGGCGGTGGCGTCCTCGATCTGCACGCCGGATTGCAGCGCGGCGACGAGTTCGTCCTGCGTGGGCACGCGGGCGACGATTTCGGGGCGGAACTTGGCGCGCACGAACTTCTCGGCGCCGGCCTTGGTGTGGGCCTTCACGAGAAACGTACTCGGGTCGTTCTGGCCTGCCGACGGGATGGTGACAAGATGAATTTTCACTGTGCGGCCTCCTGGGCCTTGGGTTTGGCTGGGGTGTAGTGGTTGATGTTGCGCAGCAGCGCGTCGTTGTAGAGCTTGCCGAGGATGGCGACGGCTTCGATCAGTTCGTCGCGCGTCATCTCCTCGACCGGCTTGCCGCGAAAATAGAATCGCGTCTCTGGCCGGTTCACTCTGCGGCCTCCTGCGCTTCCTTCTTCGCCATCGGGGTGAATTTGAAGTTCCGATAAGCAGCGCGCGTGTAGGCCACCTCGGCCGGGCCGACGATGCCGGCGCTGACCTTGCCGTTCGCCGCGAGCACCTTCTCGGCATCGCCAATCTTCACGAGGATCTCGGCCTTGTAGACCTTGCGCATCTCGGCGGCCGAGCGCTCCTCGACACCGAGGCGCTGATACTCGCGCAACAGCGTTGCGAGGCTCTCATCATTGCGCGCGTCGAGCAGCTTCCCCGGTTCCGCAAAGGAATTAAGACGGATCACCGCCTCGGCATCGTCCGGCATGACCGGGTCCGGCGCGTTGCCGTCGGCGATCGACTGCCAGAACTCGGCGGCCTTGGCGAGGATGCCGGCGTGCACCGCGTCGTCGGCCTGGCGCTCGATGACCTCGATGCGGTTGCCGCCGACCATCACGCCGATGTAGGCGCGGCGCAGGCCGGAGACGAGCATCTGGTGCTGTACCTGGATCTCGATGTGCGGCGGCGCCTCGATGAAGCCCTCGTCGATCGTCCAACCATCGCGGAAGGCGAGGAAGTCGACCGTTTTGATTTCGAGGATGGCGTCGTCGTCGGTGTCGTCCCGCGTCCAGCCGGTGCCATAGGGATCGAGGTTCAAGCCGTGACCGGCATCGTTGCCGCCGTACTTCGTGATGATGCGGAAGTCGAACGAGGCGCCGAGATGGTGACCCGGCAGTCGCGCGTACTCCTTGAACGGGCGGATCATCCAGCCCTGATCCTCGGCGATGCCGTTGGCCACAGTGGCCTCGAGGCGACGGCCCCAACGAACGCGCTCGTTGTCGTTGAACGGCGCGCGGTCGCCGGATTTCTTCTCCCAATAAAGTTCGAACGCCGTTTTGTAAGGCGACAAGCCGAATAGAGCACTTATGTCGGTACTCGTAAGATCGACGGTGCGCAGCGCGAGCCAGTGCTCCTCGCTGTCGGGGGTGATGATCTGGCGGTTCATTCTGCGGCCTCGGCGAGCAGCATCGGGCGGCTTGCGTGCTCGATGATTTCGGTCGTCAGCTCGTTGGCGAGCTCACGGGTGTGACTGACCATGCTGTCAGCGACGACGGCCAGGATCGCGGTGATGTGGTAGTCCTTGAGCACGACCTCGACGTTAGAACCGCCGGTTCCGCTGAACTTGATCTTGCCTCCGACCTCGCCAGCTTTCAGGCCGGCGTAATCGAACCCGTAGTTGTTCCTGGTGATGTGCAGTTCCTCGAGGCGCATGTCGTTCTCCCGGTTGCCCGCCCCGGCCGATCCGTTGCGGTAGGCGCAACAGTAACTGGGCCGATTCCGCGTTGTCAAGTGTTGTTGCGCGGACCGCAACGCGCTACCGTGGGGCCGTTGTTGCGGAGGAGTCCGCCAGCGGGCGGTGCGGTCAAACACCCGCAGGCGAGGCCGGGGCCATTGTGCGTGCACACGGTGTAGCTGACGGGTTTTGCTGGGTCTTTTACCGTCGGGCGGCCGCTTCCACCCTGGTGACTCGCCCGTAGGGCCGGCTGCGTCAGGCGCTGCGTATCGCGCCACCGGGGCGGTTTCACGTGGATCAGGGGGAATTATGCGCCGACACGTTGCGCAGTGCACCATCGCAGGGCTGGCGATTCTTGCCGCGCTTGTCTCCGCGCTCTACTTGCTCCGCGTCCCGTCCGAGTTCCGCGTCGAGTGCGAGCGCATCGGCGGCTCGCTGGTGCCCGGCGTCGACGGCGCTGCCGACCTGTGCATCGGCCCCGGCGGCTAGGGTTTCAGCAGCAGCACCGGCGTCGCCCACTTCACGCCGACGTTCTCGAGCTGCGGCGGGATGAAGTTCGTCACGTTGTAGGTTCCTGGCTGGTAGCCGCGGCGCAGGAAGCCGACGATCGTCATGCCAGATTCCAGCGTGACCAGCGACAGGCGGCCGAGCGCGTGGTCGACCTTGCCCGTCGGCGGCTCGACGTAGACCGTCCATCCGTCGATCGCGTCGAGGCTCGTCATCGCGGTGCGGTACTGGATGGCGACGGCCGCGCGCGGAAGTTCTGGCAGGGTCTCCACGATTGCGACCCTTGACCGCCAGTCGATGTGCGCCTCCCCGGCGCCGTCGATGTGCCCCACCAGGTGCGTCGTCGTCTTCCCCGTGGACGTCTCCCCGAGCTCTATGCCGGCTCGCTGTATAACTTCCGATGTAGGCACGCCGAGCAGCGGCGCAAGCCTTTCGGCCTCATCGAGCCGCAGCGGGCGTTGGCCGTGCACGAGGCGGTTAACGGAGGATGCATCGCAGCCGAGCATTTTGGCTAAACCTCGCTGCGAAAGCCGTCTATCGGCGAGGGTCGATGTGAACCAGCGGGTATCCATGTCGTCCATAGGCTGGGCGTTGTGGGTGGGCCAGCCTACTTAGTTGCGTCACGCGCAACCCATTGTCAATGCCGGGTTCGTGAAGACCTGAACGATGCGTTGCATTAGTGAAGCAGGCGTCATGACGCAGTCCGTCAAGTCTTGCCCGGCGTTGCGATGCGCGCAACAATCGCGCCATGAACGCAAATCCCGAAACCGCAGTGTCGCCCGGCCAGGTCGTGATCGACGAGATCGGCTTGACCGCGACCGTCCTGGGCCTGCAGACCGAGTTCCCGACGCTGTCGAAGTCGACCGTCTGGCGCTGGTCGCAGCCGCGTGCGTCCGGCGGTACTGACGGGATGGTCCCGGCCCGGTATCATCGGCCCCTGTTGCGGCTGGCTCAACGCCTGGGGCGGACCCTGAGCACCGACGACCTCGTTCACGGCAGGAGTTCGGACTGATGAATCTGCTGACCGAGCAGGATTACCAGCGCGCGGCTTCGCGGTGGATCTGCA